TAAAGCGATGCTCAGTGAGACCAGGTAAGTCAGTAAGGTTGCGTTCAACGTGGCCGCGAACGCCAACCTCTTTCTTTGCTGTCAAGAGTTCTGCTTGATAGAAATCAATAAACGCTGGCAATTCTGCCAGATTGGCTGTAACTCTTGAGTACCATGACATTAGTCGTCGCCTTCGTAGTCAGGGTAGTCGTCTTCGTCATCATCTTCTTCCATCTCGCCCATAATCTCTTTTACAGCAGATTCCATGTACTGGTCTACTTCTTCAAGACTATGAATGTCGTTGTCAGAAAAATCAAAGTCAATCATTGTATTAACAAACTGGTGTGCGGCCAAGAACCGTTCCTTAACTGGAACATATTCTTTCATTGAACGCCACAGTTCGATTGCAATTTCAACAGTCATAAATTAAGCCTCCTCAGTGATCTCTTCTTCTGGCTTACTTACCTCTAAGGGACGATCCTTATATTCTTTAATGATAACGTCCAAGCAGCCATCGTCATTACGTTCCCAACCCTTGCGGAACTTCTTGATAATCTCGCCTTCAGCAGTTGTGTATACAAGACTGTTGCCTTCTTTCTTTAGCAGACTCTTGGCTTCAAACATATCAGTGAGACCACTGTATGGATTCATGCCAGTTTCGTAGGGAATCTTAACCTGCACATTTTCAAAAGGCTTTGCGTAACGTGTTTTCATAACCTTACAAGCGGCACGAATACCACGCACTTCCGAGATCTTGTTGCCGTCCTCATCTTCCTTGAGCTTGAGCTTCTTCATAGCAACAACAATAGATGAAGCATAGATAAAGCCTTGACCGCCTGAGATCTTGTCATCTGGGTCAAACATATCTTGGCTAGCGTATGTGTGGTTAGTACAGATCAAGCCAAGGTTTAGATTACCAAACATGTTAACGCAGTTACGAACAAGTGCAGTCAGTGCCTTAGGCTTACGACCCATGTCACCTTTCATGTCACCGGCTTCAAACTGGTTGACGTCTGTGGGAGTCAACATCATGCCCAGGCTGTCCAGCACAAACAGGACCTTGGGACGCTGGTCCTCTGGCAATGTTCTGTACTCTTTGACAAACTCACTGATCATCTTGGCCACGTCATCGATCATAGCCATGTTAAGTTTAAGAAGTTTATCTTCTGAGGTATCAACGCCTAGTGCATGAAGCCAAGCTTCGTCAAGTGCGTTCTCTGTGTCAATCAGGATGGGATAAATGCCCTGCTCTTGTGCATGACGCACAATGTTACCAGAACAGATGTAGCTCTTGCCAGCGCCTGACTCGCCAGCAAATACAGTTACCTTACCAAGAGGAATGCCCTTGCTAAAGTCTCCGCTGATTAGATAGTTCAAGGCGTAGTTGCCTGTGCTAACCCAGTCAGTGGGATCATTGAAACCGAAACTCAGTCCGTCAATGCTTTTTGTTAGTGTTTTTCGAAACTTACTTAGATCGAATGGTTTTGCCATATTGAATGCTCCTAATAGAAAAAGAAGCCGGTAAGCACCTGGGCGTGTCAGTTTATCAATCTGGCGCTTCGATGTTCTGTGCCTACCGGCTCAGCCGTTTTACTTTTGACGATTGCGAATCATTGCCAAGATATCTTCAGCTCGCTGGCTGGATGCCTTGGGTGCTTCAACCGGTGCGGACGCAACCGGTGGTGCTTCGTCAACGTCAAACGGAGGAGTATCATCTACTGGCTTGCTAGCCACTGTAGGAGCAGGGCGAGCAACCGGTGCGGCTGCACGTGGTGCGGCTGCATCCTCATCAACTGCGGCATCAGATGAACCACCCTTAAAGCCCGCAGGCTTAAAGTACTGTGCCCAACGATCTGGATCGTACGGCTGGCCATCTACAGATGCTTCAAACATCTCTTTGATAACCTTGAGCTCAACAGCGCCTGGCTTTTTAGGCAGGAACTCGTTGAGATCAAACAGTTGGTTGGCTTCAATTGCCGTCAACTCGTTTTCATTCAATGCACTTTCCTTACGGCTCCACTTGCTGGTGCTGTAGTCTGCATAACCGCCCTTGCTGGTCTTTGTAATAACAAAGTCCAGGCCGTTCTGGAAGTCAGTTGGCATTTCTTCCATATCAGGATCCAGCAGTGCTGCCTTGATGATGTTGAAGATCTGCGGACCCATGATGAATCGACGAATCGGATTCTCGGGAGTTTCATCATTGCTCAAGGGGTTCTCACGAACGAAGCCCTGCATGATGTAACTACGCTTTTTCCAGTACTTACGACCCATTTCTTCCAGGCTCTTGTCCTTGAACCATGGACGTACTTCTGCCAACACTGGGCAGGCTTCACCCCACATCTCTACACAAGGGACTTGAACAACAACAGGCTTACTGTCGTGCTCACCCTTGATGCCGGCGAATGGCAACTTGATCATTGCTCGTTCAACCCAAAAGAATGTGTTTTTCTGATTTGCGTCTGGTAGGAACCGGACTTTGACGCTTTGTCCTTCTTCAATGTTCCAATGTGGGTAAATGGCTTTGTCGCCACCACCGGTGGATTGCCCACCTTTGTTTTCCTGCTGTTGCAGTCTTGCTCTAATTTCAGCTAAAGTTGCCATAATGGTTTTCTCCTTGTTAATGCCATGATATGTGCCTATGTGTAGCACAGTTACTACTGTACTACACTTTTATTTATCATGCAAGGAAAAAGGTTGAGAATTTCTCCTCAACCTTTCCAAAATGTTAAAAACAGATTTTTACTTGCGTAGCATACGCTTGAGTTCTTCCAGGGCCAGGTCGCCTTCATTGACTTCCTCTGGTGGGCACTCACACTTGCTTTCCATCATGCCACATTCGTTGCAATTGGCCTCTTCGGCTTCTTCTAATTCTTCGTCTTTGGCTTCATGCATGTGTGCTGTGTTTTCTTCATAGTAGTCATCGCGATTATGGTCATGACGTGTGTCGATGCCGGAAAGGCTCAACATACGATCCAATTCATCATTGTCTAGATCGTCAAAATCTGGATCAACTGTTGGGACCTTGCTACGACGTGCGTACTTGGCATCGCTGGCGTAGTCATCTTCTTCGCTGTCCTCATCACCAAAAGAGGAAACAGGAGCGTCAGCTTGCTTCTTCTTACGGTATTCAGCCATGATTTCTTCTTTGATCTCGTCAGCAACTTTTTTGCTGATCTGTACAGGATAAGTCTTACCGTTGTACTTGAAGTGGCTAGCACCTTTGTCTTTGGCACCTTGCGCTGCCATGATAAAGTTTTCAAAGGTTTGTACACCTTCTTGCTCTGCTTCACCTAGGGTGATCACAGCTTCTTTATCATTCTTGGCTGCTGCCATAGCAGCCGGTAGGTCTTTAGGATCAGCAACTTGGACAGTGGCTTCCTGCATGGTTTCATTTACCCAAGATTTAAAATCCTGGAATTCTTTAATTGTACGTGACATTTGATATGCTCTCCAAACATAAGGTAAGCTGGTGTCCAGCTGATTATCATAGTTCCTTGTTTGGAATTCCTGGGATAGGTCTTCTGTTTCAAGGATCTCAACTCTTTCAGTTAGGTCGTTGCGGTAAAGAGCATAGCCCTTGGGTCCCGCCATACGCTCTAACTGTTTTTTAACTTCAAAATATCGATTCTTAGCTGTCTCTACCATGGTCATGGCTCTGTCTGACTCATATACTCTGTTACGAGTTCTACGAACAAACTTGCCAAGTTCTCTGGCTTCAACCACCAAGTTAGTTATTCCACTGCCAATGTTGTCGTGTGGTGCTCCGCCCTGGCGCATGTGTTCTGCCATTGCTCGAGCGCCTTTAAGACTGGTAAAAGGCATTAGGAAACGTTCACCGAGGGCATTCTCCATGTAGATGCGATCAATTTTACGAGTACGTGCGCCACGTTGTGTTTCGTCAATTTTTTCGCTATGGTGAATACGTATGCGAACACTTTCTAATGTCTGCACACTGATTTTACTGGTACCGTTGATGGTGCTAAAACGGCTTTCTGTCATACGACTGTCACGTGTCAGGGACACAATGTCATTGCGCTGTAATCTGCTTTTGGCAATGTCGCGAATGTCAAAACCCAACATACGGCTCTTGGCAAATAGTCGTAGTTGATGCAAGAACTTGTGAAAGTGCTTGAGTGCATCATCTTCACCTAAATTGCTGATGTCTTTGCTGTAGTAGACTTTTAAACTCTGTGTGCTTTCGCCATCGTCTAGTAGACTAATCACTACATTGCCCAGGTTGACGCCATGTGGGGTGGTGTAATCAAAGCTAAACAACTTCATTGCACTAGGATCGTCCGTAGGTTGCCCTGCTTCGTCCATGGTTTCGTCCATTTCGAACTGAGCTCTAATGTACTCAAAAAGGTCGCTACTGCTGTTTTCTGTTGGTAATGGCATAAGTGTATTTATACTAACTGGTCATCATTATGAAGGGCATTGGTTCCATGCTATGGTCCATGCTGTCGCTGACGTGGTCGTCTAATTCTTCGTTGTACTGCTTTAAAACCTGCACCATGCGTACAATTAGAATTAAAGCCATGACAAGATCGTCTGTTTCGCCTTGTTTGGCAGCAAAGGCGGCACCGTTGGCAACAAAGCTCTTTAGTTCGCTGATGAGGTTCTTACTGTGTAGTGTAATGCGGTCGGATTCTACTAGACTTTTTAGCTTGGCACAAGTGGCTAGCTTGCTCTTGTTGGTGGTAGCAAAGCCCTTGCGATAGCGGCGTACATTGCCTACCTTGGCTGGTTCGCTCAGGAAGGTTCCTGGGATATTTTCTTCGCCCATTTCGCTGATGCAGACAAGTGCCGCTTCACCCAAGGTATTGTTCTCTACGCTATAGTAGACAGCAGTGGGGTCATCTATTGTTTCAGCAATGTACCGGCAAATTTCTGTCAATACAACAATTTGTCGTTGTACTGGAGTCTTGTTGTGCTGCCACTCTGCAACCTGTAACATGCTGGGTGCTTCAAAGACCTGTATAGCTGCCATGTCTCCGCCGGTGCCAAGGCTTGGATCTAGCCCTATTAGGTAAGTCTTGCCTTTCTTGGGCTTGCTGAACCAGCGTACCTGACCTTGACGCTCAATGGGTTCTTTGCTTTCCAAGGACATGAGCTTGATGCTGTTGATCAGTGTTTCATCAGCAATAACGAATTCACATTCGTGTTCACGCAAGAAACGTTCTTCGCCAATGCGCCCTTTTTCTTCGTCGGCCCATTGTTGATCACGGTCTGGGTGTTCGCGCCAGTTAGCTCTAAACGGACGGAAGCCGTTCATACCTAATTCTGTTTCGTTGCCAAATGCATCAATGCGCTTGTTGGCACCCTTCCAGATCATCGAGAATTGATCTTCATCACTGTTTGGAGTACTTGTAATAATGGCCTTACCACCAGTGCTTAGTGTAGGCGAAATGGATGTCCAGAACTCTCTGGCAATGCCCGGCCGAACGAATGCAAATTCATCAGCGTACAGCAGTGTAATACTCATACCACGACCAGTTGTTTCAGTTGTGGTCTGCGCTACAATACGTGATCCGTTTTCAAATTCAATGCTGCCTTTGTTGTAGCTAGTGACACCTGCACGAATATGGTTAGGACAAAGCTCATAGGCGTATCTTATTCGTTGCATAATCTCCTGCGCTCCTGTATACTTGTGAGCAGCAATTAAGATTGTACTGTCGGGAATGAACATTGCATACCAAAGTAGGAACCCGGCAGCACTGGTTGTTTTGCCAGTTTGACGCGGCAGTAGCGCAATACTAAACCTATAATTGTGATAGGTGTCAATAAGGCGGTTCTGATAGTCAAACGGTTGGTACAACAGTCGACCTTTAGTTGGATGCTGTATGTAAAAATAATGGCTTAAGAAATACTGAGGGCCAGACACAGGATCTGCACATTCGACAAATTCCTGTATTTGTTCTTCGTTCCAGTTTGCCGATTGGTGCGCTGGTTTTATTAAGGCTGTATCTAGTACTTTTGACATGGTTAAATACTTATATGAATGAACTCACTTTAATACTTACTCCAGATTACAGACCGGCTAACTTTCTTCCCTTGAGCGTGGTAAGCTGGCAAGACTGTATCCGTTTGTTGGTGCTTGACAAGATCAAGCCCTTGGAGCTCTATGAGCATCGTTTTATTCATAGCGCAAAGCTCGCTATACAATTGCCTGCGGTTGCTGTGACCAAAGACTGGAAGGGCTTTAAACGACACACTAGATTCAGCAGAAGCGGATTGTTTGTGCGTGATCTCTTTACCTGCCAGTACTGCAACGATATATTCGAAAGCGGCGAGTTAACCATTGATCACGTTGTTCCACGTAGTCAAGGTGGCAAAACTACCTGGGAAAACTGCACCACTGCCTGCAAGGAGTGCAACTACAAGAAGGCCAACAAGTTGTGGAGACCAAACAACAATCCCTGGAGACCGGACTATCATGCCTTGGCCGCTAGACGTAAGAAGTTGCCGTTTAATGTTGGCCACCATAGTTGGTACACGTACTTGGGAATCGAGTCGCCTGTTGATAAGGCGGCTTAAACAGGCTTTTCGCCAGTTAGATATGGTCTGCTAAACCAAAGTTTGAACCACTCGTCTGTGCCCGGTCTGATGTTGTTTTCACGCATCAGCCGGGCTTTTTCGTTGCCCGTTATGCTGACATTACTGCCTACATCGTAGGGCTGTAGACCCTTGAATTCGGTTATACCAGCGAGTCGTTTAAGCTCACTCAGTTCCATCTTCAATCATGCCCATGCGCTTTTTAAGAGCAGCCAGGCCTTCGGAACCGCTAATGTTACGCTCGCGTTCTTTCTTGAGATCATCGTGCGATACTTTCCAGTCTGGATCACCGCTGTTCTTGCGTTGATGAGCAGGAACATCAGACTTTTTGACGCCTGCGCGGTCTTTGATAAGATTTAATTCTGACTCATGCAAGCTGTCGTAGGCCTTGTCATAGAGCAAGTCGCCGTTGTCCTGCTGGAATTGATCTAACTCTTCATCGCTCATCTCTGTGCCGTCAACAAAGTAGCCTGCGCTGAAATAAGCATCAGCAAAGTCTGGATAGTCGCGGCTGTCAACACCGTCAACTTCTAAGCTGGTCATGTCAACTTCTTTGCCGTTGACCATAATGCCTTTACCAGCACCTTCTGACATGCCTTGCTGACCTTTTGATTGTTCCCATTGGTCATATACTGTTTCATAGGCACTATATAATGTATCAATTTCGGGTATGCTAAGATCATACTTGTCAGGGAAATCACCTATTGCTGTCATTGCTTTGTCAACAGAATCATTGAATTTATTATTTCTAATTCCGTATTTTGCTATATTGTACCAGGCTGTTTTGATAGGATCGCCATAGTGCCCAACCTTTGCCCAGTTACCTACTTCTCGTAGACCCAATTCAATTGGTGGATTTTCACCGGCCATTTTTTCATTGTATGCGGCTAATCTTCTGACTTGTTCTTTATGCGAATCTTCCGCCACACCTTGTTCTGGTAATACACCTTTGGGACCTGCCATGGGTTTTGTTTGAATTCGCTTCTTTGTATCTTGTTGATGTTGTGTTTTATAATGTGGTGATTCTACTTGGTCAAGGTCCATAAATCTGTCAAAATCATCAGCGGCACGATTTATTCCACGAGTTACTCCGCGGTTAGATAAGTTAGAA